TTCGTATATCGGCTGCCGGTTTTGCGCGGAGCCCGTTTAAGCGAAGTAAACCGAACACGTAACACGTTCGGCGACGTTTTTTGAAAAGTACCACAGGCTAATGTGTCACCGGTGCCTTGGCTGCTTGCCGGCCGTAATTGGAATAATGGGACGAATTGCGGCTCGCGCAGTCGCAATGCGAATAACTACCGCTGGAATACGAATACGAATATCGGCTGCCGGTTTTGCGCGGATACAGGAAACAGATTTGCGGACTCAAACTCCTGGCTGGACACGTTGGCCTTGCTGATAAAAAGGCAAAATACACAACGGAGGGGATGGGTGGTTAGTAGCGCAAGCGAAAGTCACTTGGCCCAATTAAAAGGTACAAAATGAGAAGACATAACAACCTTTACGAAAAAATCGCTTCAATCGAAAACCTGCGCCTTGCTTTTAAAAACGCCAGCAAGGGTAAAAACTGGCAGCGTTCGGTGAAGGAGTTTCGTACTGATACCGAAGCAAAACTTCAGCTCATCAGGGAAAGCCTTTTAAACAAGACTTACCGGCCGTCTCCTTACAGGGTTAAGCAAATTTATATTCCCAAAACAAGGGATATTTATATAGCGCCATTCAACCCGGATAGGGTAATTCATCATGCGATCATGAATGTCTTAGAACCTATCTGGGAGAAGCTTTTTATTTACGATTCATACGCATGTATTAAGAACAAAGGCTTACACAGAGGCAGTAAACGCACAATGGATTTTGTCCGGCACAACAAATATTGCCTTAAGTGCGACATCTCAAAATTTTATCCGAGCATGAAGCACGATGTGCTTTTTAAGATCATCCAGCGAAAGATTAAATGTAAAGATACGCTGGCACTCTTAAAAGCTGTCATATACAGCGTCCCCGATGGCCACAACGTGCCGATTGGCAACTATACCAGCCAGTGGTTTGGCAACATGTATCTTAATGAGCTGGATCATCGCGCCAAGCATGTCTATAAAATTAAAAACTACCTTCGGTATTGTGATGACTTCGTGTTTTTTAATGATGACAAACGGCAATTGCGTTGGATCGCAGAAGATGTCAAAACTTATCTGGCCCAAGAATTGGGCCTGCGGATGAGCAAATGCGAACTTTTCCCGGTTGCCAACGGCGTAGATTTCCTTGGATACCGGCATTTTCCGAATTATGTATTGCTGCGGAAATCAACAGCTGTACGGATCAAGCGCAGATTAAGGATGCTACCAAGGTTATTTGAAGCAGGCCGCATCACCTTAGAGCAGTTTAGGTCATCTATTGCATCAAGCCTTGGATGGATGATGTGGGCGAACACGCACAACTTAAGCCTTAAGACACAGATTGAGAAGTTGATGGAGATTGCTAATGGAAAAAAGCTTGCCCAAGCGGTTTAGTGAGTTTGCGCGCGAGAACATGCCTTTAGAGGGCAGTAAGCTTAAGTTAGATGACGTGGTTAATCGCGAGATTACGGTAATTGATTACCGCGTTAAAGACAGCCATTACAAGAAAGAGAATTGCGAAAAGTGTTTGACATTGCAGTTTAAGATGGACGATAAAATTTACATGATGTTCACCGGATCGAATGTCTTACGCGATCAGATAGATAAATATAAGAGTGAGTTACCATTTATCACCGTGATAAAGAAGATAGACCGGTACTACACATTTACCTAACAGGAGGTAGCAAATGAGAAACTTCCCGAAGCATTTCAATATTAAGCAGGATGTGATTAATACCATTGTTGAATTTCCGGTTGAGACAAAAACTTTTTTGCAGCGGTGTATTGACGAAAGAATCGGCTGGATCACAACGAAAAAGCTTGAAACCGGCGAAGAAGGGATCGTTGATGCCACGCACCGCATACAGGAATTGAAAGATGACATCACGAAAGAAGTCACGGAAAGGTACCAGGAAGAATATAAAGAAGATCCTAACTGCCAGCTTTTTAGGCTTGGTTTTACAGTGGCCGAGGCACAGAATTTAATCGAGGACTAAATATGTCAGTTCCTACAAATCAAGAGATGCTGGATGCGGTAAAGACCGCAATATATAACCGCCTAAACGGCGGGGCAATACAGTCATACAGCATAAACGGCAGAAATATTCAATACGCGACGCTTGATGAGCTGCAGAAAATGCGGCGGGACCTGGAAGCGGCGATCGCAGGTGAATCCGGAGGAGCGCGTAATTTTGTATCTTTTTCTAATCCGGATTAATAAAGGAAAATCACATGAGAGAGGTAAAAAATACAGAAAACAAGAAGGGCTTCGCAGAGAGGCTCGATAGTTTAATCGGGATCTTCGCACCGGCCTGGGAATTACGGCGCCGGCTGGCGCGCCATGCCAATGAGTTCGCAGTGAAGAAATTCGGCCTGCGCGGAGGATACGCGGGGGCCAGTAAGGATCGGTTACGCAGCTCATGGCTTCCCGGTGGCGGATCTGCTGATGAGGATTTATTGCCTGATTTACCGGACCTACGTGAGCGCAGCCGGGACCTGGTGCGTAATGACGGTACAGCCGCGGGAATCGTTACCACGATGACTTCTAACGTTGTGGGGACCGGCATTATCCCGCAGAGCAACGTGGATATGGAAAGCCTTGGAATCGATGAAACAACGGCCGAAGATTTTCAGCGGAAGGCCGAGAGATGCTGGGAACGTTGGGTCCCGCATGCAGATGCCGGCAACCGGATGAGCTTCTGGGAAATACAAAACCTTATCGAAAGCCAAATCCTACAGAATGGCGAGGTAATCATTATTCCGGAAATGATAGATGAACCCGGACGTCCGTATTTCAGGGCATTGAACATTATTGAGTCAGACCGGCTTGAAACACCCAGCGATTTGCGGTCAAACAAGAATATCCGCAGCGGAGTCGAGATCGGCGCCCGCGGTGAACCGGTGGCGTACTGGATCAGAAAAACTCACCCCGGGGATATTACATACACAGAAAAACGGATGTCGACCTCTGAAAACTTTATCCGGTATGAAGCAAAAAACAAATATGGCCAGTGGAACGTTTGGCATAGATATTGGATCAAGCGCCCCGGGCAGACCCGCGGCGTGCCATTCTTCGCGCCGGTTATCAATAAATTTAAGGACTTAGCGGAGTACATGGAAGCCGAACTCGTTGCGCAGCGCGTAGCCGCGTGCTTCTCGTTGTTTATCAAAAAGACTAATCCCTACGATGCGGCAATCGGCAGGGCGGATTCTACCAGTGGCACCAAGCGACTTGAAGAGATGGAGCCGGGAATGGTCGAATACTTGGCACCCGGGGAAGATATCACCAGCTTCAATCCGCAGCGGCCAGGTGCGCAGTTCGATCCTTTTATTGAGAAGGTATTGCGTTTTATCGGCACTGGTCTCGCTTTGCCCTATGAGCTTGTATTTAAGGATTTTTCTAAGACTAATTATTCCAGCGCGCGCGCGGCGATACTGGAAGCGCGTAAATTTTTTAAGCAAGAGCAGGTGTGGCTTTCAGAAAAAATCTGCCAGCCGACATGGGAAATGTTGATGGACGAAGCATATCTGCGCGGGGATATCGAAGCAAAGGATTATTTCAAACAGCGCGAACACTGGACCCGGGCCCGCTGGATTGCTCCTGGCTGGGGTTATATCGATCCGGAAAAGGAGATTAATGCTTCAATTACCGCTATTGAGAATAATATTTCTTCGCTTGCGGATGAATGCGCATCGCACGGCCGTGATTATGAAGACATCATGAAACAGAGGGCAAAAGAAGAAAAATTACGTAAAGAATTAGGGCTTGAGAAAGCGCAGCCAAAGGCGAAAGTTCCAGTAGGCGCTGGAGCCCCCGCCAAGGAAGAGGTTATTCCAGGGGCGCCTAATAAGGAGGACCCGAATGAAGAAAATTAATGAAGCGGCCTTTTTAAAGCCGTGGGCAATGAAAGAGGATGTGGTAATCGCGATGAAGGAGATCGTAGAGCGGCACCTTAAGGGTGAAAAGCTTTCCGATGTCGAGATCGCGCAAAAGACCGGCACCAAGAAGGATGCGCCCGCTTATGAGGTGGTCAACGGTACTGCGCGCATCCCAATATATGGCGTTATCTCCAAGCGGATGAGCTGGATCCAAAGGATATCCCAGCCGG